AGTAACTGAAGCAGTATATACTCCAGCAACTCCTACAGAACTATCGTCATCCCATTTCATAACCATTTCAGCTGCATTAGGATTCCAACTCGATTTGTATGTTTGTCTATCTAAGTTAGCCATTAATTACTCCTTATGCTAATCTATAGCAGGTGTATGCCTCAGAGCCAGATGTTACGTCAGTAAACCTGAGTCTGAAATGACCACTACCGCTACTAAAAGCATCGTCAACTGGATTTGCAGTAAGAACAGCTCCGCTTCCTACTAGAGTTCCGCCAGAGCCAGCAGCTACTGTGATAATTTCATCTTCACTTTCTGTACCTGTATTGATTACATAGAAATCAATACAATCTCCGACAGATGCACCTTCAACACCAGCAACCGCTAAAGCAGCTGTGGGAAGAGTCCAAGCTACATCAGCTGTAGGGTCTTCTCCAATAACTTGAACCAATAATTCAGATATAGTTATTGTCTGAGCACCTGTTCCAATTCCAAGATTAGGAACTCCAGGATCAATTTTAAAACCAACATTTTTATCATACTTATTCTGTCCATATAAAGGATTTTTCATTATTACATACCTCCTTATGACCAGTAAGCATGAGCTTCAGGCATTTGCCATTCCATCCCAGCTTCTGTTTGGATTAAGTCAACCCTGCGGTCAACGCCACTGTTCTCTAAGGTTTGGACACCAACATAGATAGCAGTATCACGATTCAAGCCGTTACCAACAAGAGGTCTGTATGCACAGTATCTCATGTTTACGGCAAGAAGTTTGATAGCATGACCATCAAGGTGAATATTCCGTGCTACATTCATATCACCATAAGGTGTAGAAATAACACTAATATCAACTCCAAATACCTTCTTTTTAGCTGTTAACGACATATCAGCTCTGAAGTTTGGTGAAACTTCAAGGTTATTACTAAAGTAACCGCTTAGCTTATGAAGCCAGTTATAAGTAGCAGTATCACAAAAGAACAATGATGCGTTTGCATTATTGTATCTTGGATCAAGGTAATTGCTTAGATCATCCAAGAAATCGTCTTGTGTTTTGCTTGCGTGTGTCAAACTAAACACATTTCCGTAACTTGAAACGTAATCAATAGCACCTTGTGTGTACCATTCAGAACCTGAGTCGTATTGTGAACCAAATAGAATACTTTGTTCAATATCCCATTTATGTTCGATCAACTTTTCACGCCAGACACGAGCCCACTCATTCGGTTCATACTTTAGCACGGTAGCACGAGTTGTGTTATCCATCGCCATTGCTGTTTTCCAAATTTGAGTGCGTCCATAGCCAGTCGAGAAGGGTTGATCCTTCCAAGTGTCTGGATAACCAGAACCTTGAGCGTGCGCAGTACCAATCACATAAGAACGTATTGGTTCAAGATGACTACTAATTGAACGGTCATAGACCTCATTAGAGCCATTACTAGAACCAGTTTGGAAACCATCGTTAGCAGATGAAGCGTTATAAGCAAACGAAGCTAATTCGTTGCCACCACTATCAAATTTAACAATTTTACCAGTAACCTTCTTACATTCCATTGTATCATTATCAACACCAGCATTTGTAGTAATATCTGATGTTATTACACTAGTTACTCTCATAACATGGTAACCAGATAACGTAGTACCAGTTGTTGCTGACATGACAGGTATTTTGATCAATTGGTCTTCCATGAAAAATTCTGGACGAGTACTAGTTGCTCCAACTTGAACTGCATCACTGCTTTGACCATAAACACTGTTTAAATTTCCAGTAGATTTATAGTCGGTAGCCATGTAAAGAGCAACGTTCTGACCTACAGCGGTTACTGCCGCTGCGGCATCAGATCGATCTAATTCAGAATCGTGATATTCTGGTGAACCATTTGAGTCAAAAGCTACAATGTAAGCGTATCTTTTGTGAAAAGAAGGGCGTCTTTCTGTGAATTTAAACTCTGGGTCATCTGTGGCTTTCTTCGACAGTTTCGATACCATTCTGAAGAAAGGGTCTTGAGCTATTGCTAACTCTGAGACTCTATCTCCGAAGCCATACTTTCGTCGAAGAACACCAGTGTCAAGTGCAGTACCGAGGCGAGAGCCTGCGGAACCAGCAGCAACATCATCAGTTGACTCCAGGCTAAATAAATCAGCCATTTTATCTTCTCCTTATTTTAAGGATTAAAGCACTTAGCTAAATATAAAAATTAGCTAAATGCGTTTTCTAATTCGTTATCAAGACCCTTAATAGCCTCAAAAATAGAATCGTCGGGAGAAGCTTCTGCATCTGCGCCACGTACAGTGCTAACACTGCCTGGGCGACTTCTTGCATTTTTCATCTGACTGAGCATTTCATTTCTCTCTTGCTTGGCAATATTACCATCACGTTGCTCTCTATTTTTCAAATAGAGTATATCATCATATGATAAGATGTGTTCCTTAGCATAATTTTGGTAGTCATCCCATTCATCAGAGCTCATTTCATGCTTTTTCCTAAATTCATCTTCAGAAGAAGATCGCTGGTATTCCTGCTGCTGAGATTGTACATAATTACCAACAACAGACTTTATTCTGCTGTCAACAGCGGCTTGCAGAGCCCTCCCTGAATCAGAACCTGGGTCAGTAATTGCTTCATCCCCATCGAATATGAAGTCTTCGTCGAGACCAAGACTATCTTTAATATTCTCAGAACTATTCGCACCGCTCTCGTAGTACTCACGCACATGAGAGCGAAGACTTGGGTCTTCTTTCATTGCATTTAAAATAGGGAGATAGGGTTCAACATCTTGCAATTGCTTGTTAAGGCGTTTTGCTTCTCTACTTGAATCGCTGTATCTCTTTTTAAGAGATTCCATATCACCAGGAACATCAACAGGCCCTGCAATAGGGGTTGTGTCTTCACCTGGATTATCTACACGGCTCTCTTCACCGTCTTCAAAAGTAATATCATTAACAGAAGCATCGAGTTTAGAGAAAAAGTCTTTACTAATAAACTCACTGTCTTCAACGTCTACATCAGTATCAGGGTTGCCATCATCTTCAAGCAAGTTATCTGATTTATCTGTCATTGTATTTCTCCTTTTATTTATCAACTTCTAATATAACCAAAGCTGAATATAATTATCAAGTATTATTTTTTCTTCGCAGAAGGCTGCATATCATATTTTGCTTTGTCAGCTTCTACCTGCAATTTCTTACGATAATACTTCTGTTCAGCCTCACTCTTTAGAGCTTCTGCCCTAATTCCTTCTCCAGCTTCTCTCACGCTGTCTTTTATTCCAGCTTGTACGACTTGTCTTGTAAGAGTCTCTATTGTACCGTCTCTATCTTTCAAAGCTTCTTCAAGCTGTGAAACTTGTGACATTAACTGCGAGTATAAACTTTTTCTTTCAATAATCTTTTCTTTGTTTCTCACATCAGTCTCCTGTAAGAATGCTATATCGTCAATAGCCCCTGCCTGGAACCACCTGAAGTACTCATCTAACAGAGCCCATCTATTAACAGGCATCGTGGCTCCCCCAACCTCACGAACATCAAACCTTGCTGACGCATAATCATTAAACTTTCCAACCGCCCTACCATAATCATCGTAGATCATCTTGTTGATTTCTACTTCTTTCTCAGAATACTCATGTCCCGCACCAGGCTGTACAACTCTAAATACTTTATTAGATGTATAATGAGACTGTGAAATCTCTTTAAAAACCCTGCCTAAGTGCCCAATGGATGGCTCAAATACAGTATTTACCCACTCTTTAATAGCCCTCGTTCCATATTCGTCCATTGCCAGCATACCACGATATGTATCGTGTTGTGATTGAGTATCTCCTTGCAAAAATCTTGGAACTCCAGACAAATACTCAAGATCAAGTTTCCCTGACTCTGTAATTACAGAAAATGCCTGATTGACTGGTAACGGTGTAACAGGCGTTGGGGGATTAAATCCCTGTCTATATTTCAATAAAGCCCCAGGAGAAGAAGAATACTTCTCCCACTCTTCTTCAGGCATTGATCCTTCTTCGTATAACCATCTAAGATTTGAGCCTAAGTTAGCATTATGAATCAAAATCTGGTGAGCTTTGTTAATTTCCTGTTGTTTGCCAACAAGAGGAGTTACAGCACTTATTGGATATGGAGTGCCAGTGTGTGTGTAAGGAACTGGGACAATTGGATATAAAGTGTTTGCTAAATAATTCTCTTGTAGCAACTTATCGCCAACAACGATTGTAACTTTAATTCTTGTATCATAGAATCTGACAGCATCAACAATCCTCTCAGAAATCAATGGAGATTCAATAAGGGCTTTATACTCAACTTCGCTAACCACTTTACTAGAGACCTGTGTCATTCTCTCCTCTACTTCAGCCTGTATTGCCAATGACTGTTGTTTCTTTGCTTCATCAGCTTCAATCTGAGCTTTCTCTGCCTCAAGTTGTGCTCTTGATTCAATTATTTGCCCAGCTTGGAGAGCATCCCCAATTTGCTTCATCTGTTCTTCTAAGGCAACATCTATCTCCTGTGTTGATATTTCCACTGTCTGCTGAATCTGTTCTTGCATTTCATTCTGTTCTTTTATGCTCATCGGCTCTTTTATAAAGAGATTATAGAAAACAAGCCTTTCTCTTGAGTACATTTCGTAGTAATCAATAAGTTCTTCTTCTTTTCCTTCAGCTGTATATGCTTGTTGCGCTAAATCATAGTGCTGGATAATATCAGAATCATCAGTATCTCGCTGGCTGATAGACTGCAAGCTTGGAGAACCATTCGCAGTATTAATTTTTCTCTTAAAATCGGGGAACTGTTTTGCTAAGTAGTTCTTCGGTAAATCCTTCTTAACAATTATGTATGCAGCATCTCTCAATAAAAAGTCTCTGCTCATCGGGTCAACATATACGTCAAACGGATCAATACTCTTAAATATAACTTCCCCCATACCTCTATCAGCATCAACATCAACGTCAACATGGAAGTATCCAACACCCTTTCTAATGGCATCATCTACAACCTGAGACATAATAGCTTTTCCACCAGATAATCCCCAGCAATAAGCTGCTAAATCAGCATGCACGGCTGCAATGTCTATATCAGAACCATCAGCCCCAACAGACTGCCATCTTGGGTTATTTGCCGTAACAAAGTACTTTATCATCCTAATAACAGGAGTAATACGATTAATTATAAAAGTAGGCATACCAGCTTCTTCAAGATTAGACATCTCATCTTTTGTTAACTGGTCTCCTAAAGAAAAATCATATGATTGCTGTTGTGATGACTGCCACTTACGCCGTTCATTCGACGATGACCTTTGCCATAACAACCTAATTTCTTCGGCTCTGTCTTTTTTGCTTTTTCTTGGCATTCCCTACCTTAGATTCTTTGTAAACCTTATTCCATTTACAGGAAGACCTCTATATTGAGGCTCCCCTGTCTCTGAATGAAAATCCACCATTCCTGCTATATTAAATCTTCCTAATTCAACCTTAGCACTACCACCCATGCCTTTCCACAAATTAATAGTCCCACGCTGCACAATATCTAGAAGACTGTTAGTATCTTTCACAGAAGGAGATTTAAGACTTCTAATTATAGATGTTTTTACACTACCACCCTTTCCTTTACCGCCTTCTCTATCAAAAATGTTTGTGGGGCTAAGACCTGCCCTGGAAGTTAACTTATTAGAGAATGAATCAGACCTTGTTAATTTGTTATTTTCACTCATTTATTTTCCTATTCTAAATATTACATTTGGGTCTATTCTTTTTTTCGGGTCCCATTTTTCCCCTGGAACAACTTCAATATGAACATGGTCTGAAATACCCTTATCTTCCTCTGCTCCAGTATTTTTATTATGGTCCCAACTCCAAGGTCTCATCTTTGAACCAATATCATCCCCAGCTTTTATTACATCTCCCTTCTTCACTTTTGGATCAATATATGCATACCTTACTGTATAATTACCATCATATACATCAACATATTGTGTCTTATGATTACCTAAGAAACCAGGTTCAAATTCTGCTTTATAAAAATAACCCGTATTAACTACTGTTCCACTAAAAGCAGCTTTGATTGATTTATCCTTACCTAAGGTTAAAATATCCAGCCCTGCATGAGTTCTAGTTCTACCATCTCTAGATGAACCATAGGGTCCATGACCTGAATCTTCCATTCTAATTACCATCTTATCTCCGTATATAGAATATGGGTCTGCTTTAAGCATATTATCTTCAGCAATTATATCCTGATAGAAAGCGTTTGGTAAGTCCCTAAGTTCTACTCCCCTCACTTCACAACACCCTAATCGTTATGCTACTATCCAACTTTTTGCTCTCCTTTTCTTTGTCTTAACCCACTCACCTTTATCGTCGTCTTGAACGAAATTAGGCGGAAAAGCGTGAAGACAAGCATAATAAAGTGTCTCAAT